CCCCTATTTCACAGTGTGTTTAACATTGTCTTTTCAGCACCTGCAAAGGTTTCATCTTTTATAGGCAGCTGGTATGCGACAAAAATATCATCAGTCAGCAATGAATATCTTGCGATCGAACTCCGTGCTTTTTTATTTGTGTTCCTACTGCTTCTCTTTATGCCAAAACTGAAAAAAGCTTTTCATACAATGCCATTCGTCATTAAATCCATAATCCTTTTCTGTTTGGCAATAGATCTTTTAACTGATATACAGGTTTCGCAGACTGCATCCCGCATTGAACACAATATCGAAATTGTCTCACCGTATATTACAGATCAAGAATATAAGGTACTAAAATCTAACTCATATTCAATGAAAACTATGGATGATTATAATTTGTTGAATGAAGCACTAGAAGATGTTGCCGAACAACATCATTTACAACTTCATTAACATCTCTCCGATACACCAGCCGATAACAAACACAACTGCGTATAACAACCACTCTTTTTTCTTGCTCACGTTCTCACTCTCCTTTCTGTTGTAATTAGGTTGATTTTAATTCAACCTTTTGAGCAAAAAAAATCTCATCTCTCTTCCTATTTGTTAAACCTAGAATCTTCTGCATTGCAGATATCTCCGATGCCTTAAACTCTGTTTCATTATTAAGTTTTTTGTAAAAACCCTCCCTTGAAATACCAAGTTTATTGGCAATTGCTGTAATTTTGATCCCAGATTCTGAAATAGCATCATTCAGTTTTTCTGTATCTGTCAAGTTTTCATCTCCTTTCTGGTTGATTTATATTCAACCCTGTTATCATAATACTCTACAATTGAATCTCTGTCAACTATTTTTTATAAAAATGTTGAATAAAATTCATTTTCGTGCTATTATTCTATATAAGAAAGGCAGGTGGACAGCATGAATACCCAAGAAAGTATGGGTTTACGGATAAAAGGGCTTCGTGAATCAAAAAAAATGTCTCAGTCTGAACTAGCAGAAAAAGTTGGATACAAAGATAAAACGGCTATTGCAAAAGTTGAAGCTGGTAAAGTAGATTTACCACAAAGTAAAATATCCTCATTCGCAAAAGCATTAGATACAACAACTTCTTATTTATTTTCTGATGAACAAATAGAAAAACCTACTACCATTGCTGCACATTTTGACGGTGATGAATACACACCAGAGGAACTTGATGAAATCAAAGCATTTGCAGAATTTGTCAAGTCCAAAAGAAAATAGTCCTTTTTATTGGACAATACATAGTTTAGAATGCGGTGGAGGTGATTATAATGAATAAATTTGAAAAATTATGCCAGACCGCTTCTGATATAGATGTTGACATTGTAGACTATCCATTCACCAGCGATCGTTTCAAAGGTTTGTATTGTGATGGAACCATCGCACTCAATCAAGATATATGTGCCGATTCAGAAAAAGCTTGTATCCTGGCCGAAGAACTCGGACACCATTTCACTACTGTAGGGAATATTACAGATCAGAAGGAAACCGAAAACCGAAAGCAGGAACGACGAGCACGAGTCTGGGCATACAATGAAATGGTTTCCCTATCGGATTTAGTGGATTCATATAAAGATGGATGCCGAAGCAGATATGAAATTGCAGAACGTCTGGGAGTAACAGAAGAATTTTTGCAAGAATGCTTGGACTATTTTCATGAAAAATATGGTTTATATACTAAACAGAACAACTATTTGATATATTTTGAGCCACTTGGTGTGCTTGAATTATATAAATAAATTTATAGGAGGATTTACTGTTATGAAAATGCAAACGTCAGTATCACAACCACCAGTCACTCAAAAAAGAGGACACGGATGCCTAACTGTTGTATTAGTTTTTATTGCAATGGTAGCAATTATTGGAGTAGCGATAAACAAAATAGATGTACAAACTTCATCTACTACATCTGGAAAATACATTGCAGAACTAAATGAAAGTCAAGCAAAATCGATAGATAAAATTTTAGTCCAGTGTGAAGTTGCTCCTGTACTTAAAATTACACACGATGAATTATTGGATAATGCTCATAAAAAAGGCGAAACAGGTTATCGAATTACCACCCAATACGCAGATAATGTGATTTTGTACTTAAATAAAGATAAAACCGTTAACCTTATCAAATACGCTGACCATAATTTATATGCCAAAGGTAACGTAAAAGCCAGCTTACAAAATTATATAATTGATATGGATGAAGTAAATAAGTTGATGATCCAATGTGAAGATACTGTAAAAAGCATACTAAAATCTCCGTCAACTGCTAAATTTCCAAATTACACAGAATGGGGATTCACTCAAAAAAAGAAAGAGGTATATTTAGTTTCCGGCTACGTTGATGCCCAAAATAGTTTTGGTGCTGAGAATCGTTCTAACTTTTCATTCAAAATCAAAAAAGGCTCCATTGTTTCTTTCGTATTTGACGGTCAAGAAATGATAAAATAGATAAACAATCAAACTAAACCTCTCTGGTGCTCCCAACACTAGAGCAGCCACCTTGACAATATAATACACTTACCCGGGAAGCCGAGGAACGGTTGCATCTACTCCGAGCCTGTGAAGGGGGATGATGCCGATGGTTACATATTCTGATCTGTTCACATTTGTGATAATGATATGTGCTATTGTTACACTAGTTTGTAATTTCAGACATAAAAAATAACCGTCCTGCTCCTGGTAAGAACTGACGGTTATTTAAACTTGTTGATTCGCCGGAGTAGATAGCTGACACCTATCTATCGGCTTTCCTGTTAAGTGTATTATATGTCATACATACATTTTTGTCAATTTAAAACCGCCCTGCTCTACCAAAGCAAGGCGGCAAGCTCCCGAATGATACAGAAGCCCTAGACAAGCATATTGTATCATTCTCGGAGCAGCTTCGCAAGCGGAACACCCGTTTGACGCAGGCTGTTATTTTTGTACCCAAAAACATACACTATAGAGAAAGAGGTATAATATGCCATGAAAGAAACCTTATCTGAACGCAAAACCGGCGCCATCTACATCCGTGTATCCACCGACAAGCAGGAAGAACTTTCCCCGGATGCGCAGCTTCGTCTGCTGATGGATTATGCGAAAAACAACCACACCGATATCCCCATGGAATATATTTTTCAGGATAACGGGATCTCCGGCCGGAAAGCAAACAAACGTCCTGCATTTCAACAGATGATTGCGCTGGCGAAGTCCAAAGAGCACCCGATCGATACGATCATCGTGTGGAAATTCTCCCGTTTTGCCCGGAATCAGGAGGAATCCATTGTGTACAAATCACTCCTGAAAAAGAACAACGTCGATGTGGTGAGCGTGTCCGAGCCACTTATCGACGGACCGTTTGGCTCCCTGATCGAGCGGATCATCGAGTGGATGGACGAATACTACTCCATCCGCCTCTCCGGGGAAGTGATGCGCGGCATGACACAAAATGCGCTGCGTGGACATTATCAAGGGGATGCCCCGATCGGCTACCAGTCCCCGGGCAATAAAAAACCTCCGGAAAAAGATCCGAAAACCATACAGATCCCGATCATGATGAAAGATCTACTGCTCTCCGGTTCTTCCCTGCTGCAGATTGCACGAAAACTCAACGAACAGGGCTATCGCACGAAACATGGAAACCTCTGGGATGCCCGCGGCGTGCGCTATGTACTAGAAAATCCGTTTTATGCCGGTATCTCCAGGTGGAACTATACGGATCGGGGGCGACAACTAAAACCGGCAGATGAAGTTATATACACCAAAGGCAACTGGGAACCTTTGTGGGATAAAGCCACACTGGAAGAAATCAAAAAACACCTTGCCATGAATATGCGAAAAGCAAAGTCCAGAGATGTATCCACCGCCAAACACTGGCTGAGTGGCCTGCTCCTCCTGCGGTGGCACGCTGGCATATTCCGGTACAAAAAACAGCAGAGGTTTCCAATGCTGGAAATACACGAAGGGATTTTGCAACGAATCGCACTACATAGGCATCCACCCCATTGAAAAAATGGTGATTGAATATCTGGAAAGCATCCTGCACTCTCCTGCAATCGTTTATACGGTAATCTCCTCTGCCTCCGCTGATGCAGACTCCAAACTCGCGGATCTTGAAAAGCAGTTACAAAAAGTGGAAAATAAAGAAAAGCGGATCAAAGCCGCCTATTTGAATGAGATTGACTCATTAGAGGAATACAAAGCAAACAAAGCCGCGCTCTTAAAAGAACGTGCAGCCATTGAAAAAAATATCAAATTGCTGACGATTTCAAACACCGACATGTCTAAAGAAGAAATGGACAAAAAAATGAAGCAGAACATTTCTGCTCTGCTTACAGTCTTACAAGATGTTTCCGCAGATTACGTCCAGAAAGGAAACATGATGCGGAATGTCGTTGACCACATCGTGTTTGACCGCAGAAACACAAGTCTCGATATGTTCCTAAAGCTTGTAATTTAGCGGGTTTCAAGGCATTATAGGGTATTACAATACGGTGGTCTGTATTGTAATACCCTATAATGAATTATTATTTTTTTACACTCGACAAAATTCCCGTAACAATTGCCTGTGCCATCTTCTTGGCATCGTACAATTTCACATCGTCCTTATCGTCCACAAAGCAACACTCGATCAGCATCGCCGGAGAGTTTGTCCGATGCAGCACATACAGATTTGTACGTACCTTAACGCCGCGGTCCCGGAAGCCGAGAGCTGCTATTTCCTTGTCCACTCTAACTGCTGCCGGATACGCTGCGCTTTTGGTACTGTATACATACACCTCTGTTCCTGTAGTCTGGCCATTCCCTTTCTTATCTCCAACTCCACAATTAAAATGGATGGAGATATCCAGATCTACCCTGTGCTTGTTGCACTTTGTCACTATCTGCTTTAGTACGTCCGTCTGGCTTTTGCCATTCGCACAGGTACAATCATACACCTTATGCCCATTTTTCCGGAGCAACCGGATCACTTCATTTTTCACCTTGCGCGCTTCTGTGGACTCTTTGATCAGTCCACAGGCTCCACACGCAATCTTTCCGTCCGGATTATGTCCGGCATGTACATTAATTTTCATTTTCTTCATCTCCTGTCATTGTCGATTCTTTCTCTTTTATCAGCTTTTCTGTTATATCTAATCCTTTTACCAGTACCGCTGGTACATTTACACCTATTTCCACAAGATTTTCAATCAAACTTCTTAATTCATTTACCATATAGCATGCTAAAGTAAACCACCCAATCCACATAAGCCATTCCAGGTTATACCCGACAATATCTCCAAGTTGCGAAAAAGCATATGATACATAAAATGCGATTCCAATCACAACCCAGTACCATACTTTTTTTACAATTCCTTTCGCTCCTGTCGCACTTGACAGCTTCCCTTTTAACCAATCCCTATATGTGCCAGATGCGTAATCAAGCACATTAAAAATCAAGAATCCGGCAAATAAAAACCAATATCTTCCGAATATAGCCGTCAATACTGCTACGACTGCTCCCCATGCCAAATTTGCTTTGTTCATTTATGTATCCTCCATTCTTTATTATTCTTTAAGTATAACGCCCGTTCGGGCTGTGTTTGTACCATATTTCCATGAAACAATGATTTAAATGATCACCTATATGGTTTTCGCTGGAGAAAATTTATCAAT